AAGTAATATGGGGTATTTCCAGGGAAATACTGGAGTTACAGCTTTAAGTACAGCCCAAACTTTGGAGGATAAATTTAAGGCTGTTGTTACTTTGATGGATCAAGCTATTGCTGCAGGTCAACGGTTGGCGGCTTTAGACCTTGCTAAGATGATTTTACCTCCGGATATTTATAAACAAGTACAGGCTTATGGTGCGATTGTTCTTCAAAACTTATTAGATAAATCTGATAAGTCTAAACCTTCTTCCAGTGATCAATATACTATGTACTATGCCAAAGGCATAGCCTTACAATTTGATGCAATTGACAAGCGTATAAAAGATAGTGCAGATTACTGGACTGAGCAACTAAACAAACCTTGGCTTGAACAACCAAGTAATATAAGGGTTTGGTTCGGTAAGCTTTCAACCTATTTAAAAGCTTTAAATGATACTATAAGTACAACTGCAAGTGCTCTTCGTTTTGGTTTGATGGGCGCTCCTATCACTCAAGCTGATCGCTTGTATAATATTCCATCTCCAGGACAAGAGCAAACAACTGGGCCGTATCAAGCTGTTACTGGAGAAAATGATGCCTTTACTGCGGCAGCTGCTCGCTTAAAGCGTGGAGCCTTAAGCCCTGCTCGGGCGTTTCCAGCCCTTCAACAACCCACAACCCCAACTTCTGCAATAGCTACAAGTAAGCTTACAATTGCAGATATTTTAGGAGCAGTTTCTCCGAATGAGCCAAATCAAGCCGGGGCTCAAGCGGATAGTATGCAGCACGCTACGCAATCTTATGCGGAGGCAAGTGCTGCTCTTAAAGTTTTACTACAAGACGAGGATGCTGTTACTCGTAAAGCTACAGAATTAAACCAAGTTTATGGAGAACAATCTCTCCAATTACAACCATTAGTACAACATATTAAAGATCAAACAAAGGAAATGCAGTCAGAAATTGATAATATAAGCCGGAGCACGCAGGCAACGACTCAGTTGCGTATTCAAGACGAGTTATTGAGAGCAGTGAAGGAAGGTAAGCTAAAGTTAGCTCCTTCTGAGATTGCTGCTTTGTCTAATGAATACGCATCAACAATGCAGTTATTGAAAGTTACAACTGAACTTCAAAAGTTAAAGTCTCAGGCTGAAGTTTTACAGCTTGGCGATATTGGTACAAATGAATCCGCTGTTATAACCATGTTGCAAGGCTTGTTTAAGGAAGATTGGGTCAATCAATTAAATTCTTTACCAGCTAAGTTTATGCGGTACGACCAGAGTATGAAAGAATCTTTAGATTTAACCATTAAATTAAGAGAAGAAACTCAAAACTTTAACGTCGCAATGAAAGGTATTGGCGCGCTTTCTCCTGAGGCTAAGGGTCAGCAAGCTGCTCTACAGGAGATGACCAAACTTGAACAACAATACTTGGTACTTCATGGAGCTAATGCTACAATAGATCAAAAGACATTAGATATTTATAAACAGCTATCAACACAAGCTGGCACTTTAGCTACAGCACAAGAACGCTTTACCTTGGCTGAAGCAGCAAGATCTAGGTTACTGTCGGGTTCTCAAAGTATTCAGACTTCTCAATTGGAATTGACTCTTGTTGGTAAATCTATTGAACAGCAGGATAAGCTTCGTGGTGAACTGCAAGCACGTCAACAAGTCGAGACTGAAGCTGCGGCCCATCGCATCAAGGCGGATGAGTCTCATATTACTGCATTACAAGCTCAAAAGGATTTGGAAGCTCAATTAAAGCAAGCGACTAGAGAATCTCAAGCTGCTGATGACGCTAAATATACTCGTGAGACGATGTTCTTAAGCGATACGGATAAGCAGGTTGCTGATTTACAAAAATCTCTTCACGGAGGAGATTGGTCTAAGTTTATGGACGATACTTTAGCTCAAACTACGCGTTTGAACGCGGAGTTAAAGGCTGTAACAGATCAAGCTGGAACGTTTGCTTCGACGTTCTTTACTGAACTTGCAAATGGTACAAAAGGTATTACTGCTTTAACTGATGCCTTTAAGAACCTACAGAACACTTTAATAGATATGGCTAGTAAACAACTGATAAAACAAATCTTGGGTAGTTCTTTAGGGATGTTTGGTATTGGTACTGGGTATAATCCATTGGCTCAGTTTTCTGGGGGTCAAGGTTCTGGGGGTGCTGGTACGCTAACTGGCAATGAGTGGGTTGCTTTAGGTCAAGGGCATACAGGTGGAATTGTAGGGAATATACCTGCAACCCGTTATGTTCACGCTTCAGAATTTACTAACGCTCCGCGTTTTCATAGTGGTGGCATTGTTGGTAAAGAACGCCCCATTATTGCTATGGATGACGAAGAAGTTATCACACGTAATGACCCTCGTCACAGTTGGAATGGGGGTAGTGGCGGGGGTAATCAACCTATTTACCTTCAACCTCAAATTACAGTAGAAAACAATCACTCTGGTGCTAGTGTTTCTGTGCAACAAGAGTCAGATGGCAAGGGCGGTCGGCAAGCCAGAATTGTGATTAATGAAATGGTTAACTCGGCTCTCTTACCTGGAACCCCAGCTAGTCGCAGTTTATTGTCTAGTCAGGGACAAAAGCAAAAACCTAGGTTACGTGGCTCATGACCATACCGACATGGCCTTCTGATTTACCGCAGCTTGCAGCCCTTGATAACTTTACGCTCTCACAAGCAGAAGGTCGTATTCGGAGTCAAACTGATACAGGTCCTGGTAAGGTAAGGTTATTGAATTCTGCAGCTGTTACTCCTTTTACCGTTCAAGTTCAGCCATTGACAATAGATCAATACGCTAGATTTGAGCGATTTTGGAATGAAGAAATTGGATATGGAGTCTTACCTTTCTGGTTACCTGATTTATTCTATGATGGTTTAACCTTGACTGATCAGGATGGTAACACTATAACCGATCAAAGCGGTACCCCAATTGTATTTGGGTCTTGGTGGTTGGTACGGTTTGGGGGAACTACTCCTGTTAAAACTCCTAAAAGTGGATTTTTAGTTGATCATCAGTTTCAGATTGAAAGGTTGGCTTAACTCTTATGGCATTAGATCTTCCTACTCTTATCAAGGAAGCTCTTACTGCAGAAGAGATTGACGATGTCTTAGTTGTATTAGTAACCATAGCAGATAGCAGTTTAAGTTCTCCTATACTTTATACAAACTATCCTGGGTTATTAGCTACAGATCCATTGACTTACGGTATTGTTTCTAATGGTTTGACGTATAACTACGCACTACAAAATGTAGTTATCCCCACAGAATCGGAAGATCTTTCTCAATCCACCGATATTATCATTGATAATATCGTAGAGAATGTTGAACCTTTGGTTCGTAATTTGACACTGTTGGCAACAGTAACAATTGCCTTAGCATTACGGTCTCAGCCTGACACTCAGTTTTTAAGCATCCCAAACCTTGTGATTGTTGATCGTAACTATGAGATGGCTACAGTTACTCTTTCTGTTTCTCGCTATGGTAACCGTACGTATTCTGCAGATCGTCTAGAGCCTTTGGTTGGAGAGCGACAAACTCGCAACAAGGCTCCTGGGCTACATCGATGAATAATATTCGGCACTGGAGTAGTGATTATCTTGGCTTATCCTTTACTGAGGGTGGAGCCCAACGCTCTGGAGTTTCTTGTTGGGGGTTGATCTCTCTTGTCTACCAAGAGCAGCTGGGCATCAACCTTCCTGGATTTTATGGAGAAGCTTGCGAAGAGGAGCTTAGGCAAGCCACATTGGCAAGTTTAGACTCATCAGAATATTGGCCTTGGCATAATATTGATGAGACTGAGGTTCGACCTTTTGACTTAGTAACATTTAAGTTAGGACGAGTTGAGTCCCATATTGGCTTAGTACGGCGTCGGGGTGAATTTATACATGTAGCTCATGACATTACTTCGAGAGTTGAGCGGTACAATGAAGGCCGATGGAAGCCTTTAATTGGTCGTTTTTTACGTCATAGGTTTTACGTACCTGAGATAGCTGTGGAGCCTGTTCCCCTCGAAGCTGGGAAGGCTCTAATTCTCCCGAGTTTAGACCTGGGAGAGCGTTTCTCCCTAACGGTCCCCCTTGGCTCCACGATCGCGGATGCGGTCTCCTTGGCCCTCCCTGGCCTCGCTGAGGCCCAGTATAATCGTGTTCGGGTCTTGTTCGATAATGTTGTAGTACCTCAAAAGCAATGGTCAAGAATTAAACCCAAAGCTTGGGACAAACTGTTTATACGGGTTATACCTGGGGCCAATGACTTATTGCGGTCGGCTTTGTTGATTGCTGTTACTGTTGCTGCTTTGGCTATAGGACAATTAGAACTTGCTCCAGCCTTAACAGCCACAGGACTATTTTCGGCAAATGCTGTTAACTTTTTGAGTGCAGTTGGTACTGGAGCCTTAGCTTTAGGTGGTGGAGCAATCGTTAATGCTCTTGTGCCAATTAGGCCCCCAGTTACGTTATCGGCTGGGCAGATTTATGCTATTGATGGTTTACAGAATACAGCTACACCGGAAATGCCAGTACCTAACGTGTTTGGGGAGTTGCGTTTTGCTCCCCCTTACGCGGCATTTCCGTATAGTGAAACGGTTGGGGATGACCGTTATATTCGTGTAGCTTTCTTGTTAGGATATGGTCCGCTTGATCTTTCGAATTACGCCCCTAGGATAGGGCTAACTGATTTAACAGAATTCACGGACTACGAAATTGAGTACCGTGAAGGTTATGACACAGATGATCCTCTTACCTTATACCACCAACAGGTTATTGAGGAATCCCTCTCAATTGACTTGCCTCCTCCACAATTAACTGGAGTACTTTCTCCACAGTTTGTTCCTGGATCAGAACAACCCCAAATTCGAGCTTCAGCTAGGGATATAACTCATATTCAAGTTGAGATTTTCTTTCCAGGAGGGATGATTCTTTATGATAGTAATGGCGGACCCCATCCTATAAGTATTGACATCCAAGCCCAGTATCGTGCTATTGGGTCTTCTACTTGGTTGGATGTTATTGGCGCAGGGATGACTAGGGATGGTGTCCTTACAATTAGTGCTGGAACTCTTACGCCATTTTGGCGAATGATTGAATGGGATGTTCCTAGGGGACAATACGAGATAAAACTAACAAAATACTCTATTTATTCAGATAGTGACGCAGTTTCAGGGAATAATCGCGCAACAGCTAAGTGTACTTGGGTTACGTCTCGTGGGTTTCGACCGGAATACCCGTTCAATTACGAAAAGCCTATGGCTTATGTGGCCTTACGGATAAAAGCTAGTGCTCAATTGAATGGTACTCTTGATACTTTCAATATCTTCGCTAGAAGACTTTGCCCAGATTGGAAT